ATACTACTAGGACTTTTGTTTTTTATGATGGGAATAGTAACAGGTCAGGAGTTTTTAACAGAGTCTAATTTTAACGAAAAGATAGCTAAAGACATTGTGGCTGTAGAGTTTTGGGTGGAATGGAACTCATCCAATGAGTTTGTTGATTTATCTAAATTAGATGATTGTGCAAAATACAGAGTTGATGTTGGTAAATATCCCAATATACAATCAGAGTTTAATATAACTAGTTTGCCTACTGTTATTATTTTTGAAAGCGGAGAGGAAAAGGAAAGGTTCAAGGCCAATATAATGTTTCAGCTTGACGCTGACAAAAAGGAAATACAGAGCAGGATAGATGACATCATGCTTGCAAAATTTAATTAATATGTATACTTATAAAGCAAAACTAGATAGGGTGGTTGATGGTGATACCATAGATGCTCATATAGATTTAGGTTTTGATATCACTATTCATAAGAGAATAAGGCTAGCAGGTATTGATACTCCTGAGTCTAGAACTAGAGATTTAGAGGAAAAGAAAAGAGGTTTAGCCGCTAAAGATAGGCTAATAGAGTTATTAGGCAAAGGCTCTTTGGTTGTAGAGAGTAGAGAGGTGGGTAAATACGGAAGAGTGTTAGGAGTATTAGTTGTATATCCTAAAAACTTAGATTTACCTATCAACATTAACGACACCCTTGTAAAAGAAGGATACGCTGTTGAGTATTGGGGTGGTAAAAAAAAACGAAAAAAATAGAGGAACCTCTTGATTTAAACGAGGATGTTCCTTTTGCAGATTAACAATAAAAATAAATAATATGAATTGGATTAATTCTTGGAACGCAGGAAATAAAAAAGACAAGTATGAATTAGCATTTAGAATAAGTACATTAACTGTATTTGAAATAATGTTTTGTCCATGCTTAGTTTGTGAAAACAAAAAAGGAAGTTGTAAAAGATTTAGATTTATGATTTTAAACTTTGGATTTGAGATGTAATGGCTAGGTTTAATAAAATACAAGACAATAATAACGATGATTTTGATGCTGAATTATTCAAGAAGGCCATCAATCATGTTGAAGCTTCTGGCAATAGAGGTGCTTATACATTAGAGTCTCCAACTAGTAATGCTGTTGGACCTTATCAAATTATTGTTAGATTTGCTAATGATGAAAAAAAGAAGTTAAAGGATATATATAAAGAAGGTGAAACCTTTAAATATCAAGGAGAGGAGTATAACTTAACTAGGTCGGAGTTTAATAAGTTTCTTAATAAATTAACTGACAATGTTCACGCAAAACAGTTGAGAAAAAAATACGGAATAACTAGTAAGGAACAGTTTAAAAACAATCCAAAAACCCAGGAAAAATATATGGACTGGTTAATAACTAGTGAATATCCTAAGCAGATAAAATCACTACAAAGAGACTACGGACCTGGTGGTCAAAATTTAACTAGAAATGCAATTAAAGATTTCTCAAGAGAGGGTTTAATTGGTGATTTAAGTTATTATGATTTAATGGCTCTAGAGCATTTTCAAGGACACCCAAATGCAAGGGAATATTTTGCATCCTTAAGAGAGGGTAGGGATTTCACCGTACCAGGTGAAGTTAATAAAACTATTCCTGAATATCTAAATGCTTTTAGGGGTATTTATTCACCCAGCTCTCAAATAGATGAAGAACAAGAGGGACCTCCATTTATGCCGACAGATACTGTTCAAGAAAATCCCATGGGTCCACTACCAAGGTTTATGGAGTAGAGTTTGAAAAGATAAAAATTTTAATTATATTTGTAAAAAAGAAATAACATGGCAACATTATCATCATCATTAACATTAACTAGTACAGACGCTACATCTGACTCTTTAGGTTTTACAGTAACAGCTAATTTAACGGTAGCAGCAGCTGGACCGAATCAAGGTTTGTCGAGAAAAACCATAACAACAGCTGACAATCAAGAGTTAGTAGATGAAGCCACTAGTGGAGTATATTATTTCTACGCTAAAAACACTGATTCAACTAACTTTGTCATACTTCAAACTACAGCAAGTGTACAATATGCTAGATTAAGTCCTGGTGAATTTGCTTTTTTTCCTGTAAATGATGGAAACGGTTTAGAAGCTAGAGCTGACACAGCTAGTTGTATTTTAGAATACGCATATTGGAAGAAAGGGTAAAGAATAATGAACTTAGAGGTATATAGAATATCAAGTGAAGAGGATTCTACATCAGGAATAATGTTTGAGGTAGAGATGGCTGATAGTCCTTATAGTGAAGGATTTAGATGTAAGAAAAAGTTTCTATGTTATACTTTAGAAGATGAACAAAGGAATGAAAAAGTTTTTGGTGAAACAAGAATACCTGCTGGAGAATATGAATTAAAACTCAGAAAAGAAGGTGGGTTTAATAAAAAATATAGTAAGAGGTTTTCTGATATACACAGGGGTATGCTTCACGTTACTAATGTTCCTGGGTTTGAGTATATTCTCATTCATTGTGGCAACACTGATGAACACACAGCTGGGTGTCTACTTGTTGGGGACTCGCAGGAGAACAACCAAATCACGAAGAACGGTTTTATAGGGAAGTCAACTCAAGCTTATAAAAGGATATATCCCCGAATAGCTGAGGCTTTAGAGAGTAATAAAACAGTTACTATAAAATATATAGATTTTGATTAATTATGGCAACAACAATAAAAGCATCAACATTAACAGTAACTATTAAAGAGGATATAACTCTTAATGGTGTTAAACAGGGTGGAGAAAACATACTTAGAATTGGCTCTATAAATGAGATATCTAAGAGAATAGTAACTTGTCCAGCTAATTCTGAGACAACAGTAGCTATGTTTCATAGTTCGGTTGCCGATGGAACACTCTCTCCTTTAGATATAGATGATGTAAGATATATAAGAGTCACTAACTTAGATGACTCAACAAACATAACATTGAGCCTGCAGTCAGATGTTGGTGAAGATGATTCAGCTGCAGATGAGTCTGCTAGTTTATTAATCGAACCTGGTAGAAGCTTTATAATGGGTGTACCAAACGATGGTATAGGCATATCTGACGCAAATGCTAACCTAGTTACAGATTTAGTTGATTTAGAAAGTCTTGTTGTGTTTACAGGTAGTTCTGCTATAGATGTAGAAGTTTTCATAGCCTCTGTATAAAAATTTCAATTTTACTTTTATTTTAACAGATAATTTCATAACTTTATCTGTGAGTTTCATAGTTTTAGTTTTGAGATAGGTCATTCAGCTCCCGCTGTTGGCCTATTTCTTTTTATAACTTAGACTTTATAGAGTTGATTCTGCTTTCAAATTCCTTAGCTTTAGACTCTGATTTAGCTCTCTTCATCTTTTTTCTAAGAGTATTTAATAGAGTTAACTTATCTCTCCAGGCTTTCTTCTTAGCATTAGCTTTACCCATAACTTTAGTCTGCTGGTGTAAACACACCTTTGTCAATATCTACAGTACCAGGACCATATTTTTTATTTAATTTCTCAACAAGTTTCTTTTCTTTAGTTCTATTTCCTTTATACTTAGCCTCCATGTCACCATCCACCTTTTCCATTTCAGTTAGTTTAGCTCTTAATAAAATCATCTCTAATCTAATTCTACCAAAGTCAACAGTTAATTTACTGTTATCGTGTCTTAGAGACCTGATTTCATTTAAATCTTTTTCTTCTATTTTAATTGTTTTATTTTTTTCCATTTTCTTTAATTTTATTGTTAGTTTTAATTTTTTCTATTGAACGTCCAGCGAAGTAAGCTGAATACACCACCATAAGTAGTGTTTGATATACAGGAACATATACAGGATTCATTTGAAATCCACCTACATTACCGTCAAAAAACGACATAACTACAAGCATTATCGTTAAGAATGCCATAGTTAGAGGTCTTATGTTTGCGGGCAGCCATCCTGCTTTAGCATCAGCCTCCCATCTTCGTGTCACCTGTTCTTGAGCATTAGCTTCAGCTTGAGCTAATATCTCTTTCATTTTATTTTTAAGAGTTAACTTCTCTTCTTTAGTTGTCACACACTCATCAATAATGGTTGAAGCATTTCCAATAAGTGATTTGAATAATCCTGCTAACATTTCTTATATTTTTGTTTTATTAATTGTACTACCTCTAATACCTGAGTCTTAGTCCCAGGCATGTAAAGGTCGTAAAATTTTTTCTCTTTTGCAAGAATATTCTTAAACATTTTCCATCTTAGATTGAACGCTTCCGTCCTCAATCCTTTGCATTCTATTATCCATCCGTCTTTTAAGTTTGTAAAATCAGGCAGGTAGGTCGCTTGAGGTATTTTATTAGAAGATTTGAGGAATACCCCCTTCCCTTTCTTCTTCTTTTTCTCATATGACTCACCCTCATAAGTGAATGAGTCTATCAATACAAATTTTTCCTTTTCATAACTGAAAGGAATTTTATTAGCTTTAAGTTGATTATAAGTAAATAGCTCAAGCTTAGACCTAAATTTTAACCTGCCCTTTTTTACGGATGTAGCATTCCTTATTTTTTTATTTCTTTTCATTTATGTTCATATTGTAATAAACATCAGCTATCCTGTACCATCTCATTTCCATATCTGAGTCTGAGTACCAGATGATTCCGTCAACCTCATCATAAACAACAATCTTATCACTATTGCTCAATATATAAGTTGGATACCCAGCAAAAATTCCTATATATTTCCAAGGAAAATACCGACCTATATGATTTCCATGATAAATTCTAATACCTCTTTCACATACATCAAACTTATACTCACCATAAAAAATGGTATCAGATTTAACAGTGTCTTGCCACAGTTGTTGATAGTGATACTCATTGGATATATATACCCCATCATTTAGCTGTGAGTACACATTTCCGAATATCATAATTATCATTGATAAAATTAGTTTTTTCATAATACATTAAATTAAATTAGTACTTAAAAGTATAGACATAAAAATGTTTGTAATACTTTTTTCTAGGAATAAGAACAATCTCACTCCAATTATTATCTCCTCCGTTAACGACTCTTAATTCGTTTATATTTTCTTTTATAAGTTTCTTTAAATTCTCTATGCTTATAAACCATAAATTATTTTTATCAAAATGTATAAAATAATACACAAAATAGTCCGCATGACTAGATGATATACCACTAGGATTACCCCTGTACCTTATTTCAACAGCTATATTACCTGTGTCTGTTTTCTTATCCTTACAGTATATATCTGTTTTAACTTCAAAATCGGTTAAAAGACCTGTAAGAGGGCTTCTACCTCTAACGTCCCATAGCTTATCTTTATTAAAAGAAATGTCTTTAAACCCATTATCTGTGAGAAATACAGATACATCTACCTCTCCATCCTCACCTATAATTAAATCTCTTTTAAAATTAGTATATGTCATTACTCATGCTTATAAATTTAAACTCATTTATTTTACTTATAGTTATCTCAATTTCTTTATTCACCTTTATAGTTCTTCTTATTTTTTTCATACATCTTTCATCATTAGTAATTCCTTCCACAGTATTCTCTGTAAAAACATTATCAACAAATAGTCGGTTTTTATTTTTACTAACCATCCTTCTGCCTTTATTGTAATTGACTATTTGATAATAACCCTCTAACTTAACTGTGTATATTGATTTTCTCATACCTCTGATGTGTTATTAAATTGAGAGTAAGTGTAGCTAACATTATCTAATGGACATAAATTCATCTCATCTAAAAATCTACCAGACCTTCTATCGTATTTAAGAACAGCTTCACCTGGTATCCCTACTAGCTTTTGAAACTTAACCTTCTGTACATTAAATTTAACTGATGTGTCAAATACATCCATTGGATTAACTCTATGTAGGCACACAACATTGTCAGCTTTATTAAACCAGTTTTGACTACCGCTAATATCATATGCAGTAGGCATCTTATAATGAACACCTGTCTCGTCTCTATCCATCTTTCTTGGGTGTGCTATAATGATAAACTTAAGGTCGTTAATTTGTTCAAACCTTCTTATCTTAGTTAAGCAATCGCCTATATATGTTGTCTCATCTTTACCTCTAAAGTCATGGTCAAGCTGGTTAAATGGGTCTAAAAGACACCCTTTAATACCGTATCTCATAACTAAATGTTTAAATTTAGATAGTATATTGTCCAATGTAAAATCATCCTCAGGATATATAGCGATAAAGTGTTCGTGCAAAAATTCAATAGCTTTTTCATACTCATATATGGTCATCCTTCCCTCCTTGTCTAAGTCTGATGTATTACCCATCAGCATCTCGGCCAAGGTGTCAAATAAATCTCCTATAGGATAGTTCTCTGGTGAGAATAAACCCCATTTCCATCCGTATAGTATAGATGAATTAAGCATGACCTGAAAAGCCATCATTGTTTTACCACTACCTGGCACACCAGTCCAAACATCTAACTCGGATGTTCTAAGTTTATAGTGATTATCTAAACATCTATATCCTGTTGTAATACCCTTCTTTTTACCGTTATTAAATACGTCAAGCATATAGTCCTTCTCTGACTTAACTGTAAAGACACCTTCTACTGGATAAGGTTCTGCATCAACAAGACAGCTCTCTAACTTAATAGCACCCTCCTTCATAAGCATTTCATTAGCATCCTTAATTCCTTCAGGAAACTTTACTATAAAACATCTCTCTCTTCCCAGTCTTCTGCTCATCTCTTCTAGGAGTATTCTTCCGTTGTTGTCATTATCAGAGCATATAGTTATTTTTTCAACATCAGTAAAATACTCCCAGCAATTATCTAGATAAGAGAATTTGTTATCATAGTTTTTAGTACCAGGATTCGGAGCTCCGTCAGGTACAGACACACAATTCTCTATACCTATTTCATCAAGGGACAATTTGTCCATCTCACCTTCAACTATATATACTTCTTTACAACCTTTTATGTCGTCCAATCCGTAGAATATCTTTTCTGCTCCCTTGACTTGCTTAAAGTTCTTTTCTCCATCTCTAAACTTTATGTTAATTAGCTCTCCGTCTCTATAGTAATTAAAACATATTACATTTCTACTTTTTTGTACTTGGGGGATAAATTCATTTGACTGTTCAATCTTGTTTTTTATAAGGGTTCTTTGTGATATTCCCCTATCCTTAAACCAGTTAACAACCTCGTCAGATAAATCCGTCACGTTGCTTCTCACTGGTTTAACGTATTCTTTTTTAATTGACTTCATAGTCTTATGTGAGTCTAATATACCTGAGTCTCCACAGTGATGACATAGATAAGTCCCTGTGTAGCAATTAATTGCCAGGCACTTCTCCATCTTCTTCTTTCTGTCATCAGAACACACTTTGCAAACAGCTCTGTGCTCTCCCTCGGACTTAGTTATTTTTATCTTATCATTTATATCGCTCATCAGAATAAATCTTTTATATCAAATTCTTGTTTCTTAATAGGTTTAGTTTCATCATAATCGTCTTCCCAGTGCTTTCCATTCAACCACGTAAGAGGGTTTTTTCTATATCTTACGTTAGGAGTTTTCTTTATGTACTCAGGCAAAGACTTTAGTATATCTTTTATAATAGGCATGCTTAGTTTCATGAATTTCTTTTTACAGTTTTGCATACCCACTTTCTTATCATACAAATCCCAGAACAAATTAAATGATGCTTCTTTTTCATCATTGTTATTCTCTTTAGGTTTTGATTTAGATAATAAATCTTTTGGTTTAAAATGTGTATTAAGTTTATTGAAAACATCCATAGCCTCCTCAGCTGTAGAGTAATAGATACTCATTGGGTTGTTATGATGTTTATTTTTTATAATCACCTTACATTCATCTAGCTCATAGCTTGAGATAGAGGTGCTTTCAATAACTATATCTTGACTTAATTTTAAATACATAATAATAAAAATAGATAAGCCCACCTAAATATAGGTGAGCCTATCAAAAACTATAAAAGTAAATTAAAACGGTAAAGCATCTGAGTCATTAGACCCTTCGTCTTTCTTATTAGTATCTGGTTTAAAGTCGTTAATCTTAACGTAATGTGTTTTACCGTACTCATTAGCACCGTCTTTGTTAGCACACATAGTTAGGTTAACATACTTCTCATCATTAAAGTCATATATATGGTCTTTAATTTTAGAAAGCTTTAAAGAAAAGTGTATAACACTTCCTCCGTCTTCAAATTTGTGCTCCTTACCATTACCACAGTAAACTGGAGCGGATTTTGTTTCATTCATAATAAAAATAATAATTAGTTAGTTAATAAATTTCTCTAGTGCTTCCATTCTACTCTCTATTGTTAGTAGTTTATAATGAAAGGATTTTAAGGTGCCTTCAGTATTTCCGAAGTCAACACCAGTTTCGTGGGGGTCCTCAATTTTAAGACCTTTCTCCACGATTTCATATTTTTCTCTATAGCTTTGTTCAAACTTTAAATCTATAGAGTGCATATTTAATGCGTGCATTACTGAAGTGTGGTTTTTGTACCCAACTCTTTCAGCAATTTGTTCTAATCTGTAATCTAATTTACTATACATCATATAACATAACATATTTCTAGGTCTAACAAGGTGTCTTTTTCTACCACCAGCTGCCATTATCTCATTAGGTTTAACCTGAAAGGTGTCGCTAATAAGCATGAGTGTGTTGTTAAAAGACTTATCCCTCAAACTGTTCTTCAATGTTAAGTAATCCTCCAAAAGTGTTCCCATAAATCGTCTCATATTTAAAATAATTCCATTAAAGCATGTTCGTGCACCATGCCTAGTTCCTCTGCTATTTGTTTAGCATTCCTCACAGGAAATAATCCTGGTTCATTAACATATTTACGTACAGTTGGTACTGATAAACCTGTTATTTCACTCACTCTATTTTTAGTGAGCTTGTTTCGTTTCATTGTTTGTAATAAGTTCATTTTAATTAGTTTTAAGTTAGTAATTATAATACACCCGAATGTACTACTTCATAAGGGTTTATTAATTCTTCTATAAACACATCTTTGTATGTTTGTAGTAGTTCTTTATATTTTTGTCTTCCCTCTTCTCTAAACTCCTCAGAGGTTTGATAAAATCCTATATTATAGGGAGCTGTCTTTTCTATAACAATAAACACAAACTCTTCAGCTTTAAATCCATCTCCATAAAAAGCGGATTGTCTGTCGTACCCATATTTATATGCTGAGCCTCTGAACCCATAAAATCCAGCATCTTGTGTTGTTTTAATATCTACAAGTATTTTCTTATCTTTTATAAAATAGTCCGCCTTACATTTACACAACATATCTGTGTCTTCATCTTTCCATACTGATACAACCTCAGACTCACCTCCTGATAAGTATTCCATACATTCGTGAGCTGAGAATAATCTATTCCTCATACCCATAAGTGATTTGTATTCATCACCAGACAAAACGGTGTTGTCTTTATTTTCCTGTAAGAATTGACTATACTCTTCCTTACCCGCTTTTGTTCTTTTATTAATTCCTTCAGGTTCTTTAACAACTCTTTTGTCAAATTTATCAGGCTCAAGCATACACATGTGGAAGGCTCTACCGAAGTTAAGTGCCTTAGTCTCAGGTCTTAAGTTGGGGTTATTTCTAAAGAAATCATACGTAGCTGGACTTTTCTTTATAAGACTTAATTGTGAGTTAGTCACAAAGTCAAAGTCGCTGTAGTATGCCTCATCAGAAGCAAACTTTTTTATAAATTGTTCGTACATAGTTTTAGTTTTTTAACTTGCTGTTCAATGTTTTTAACTGAGCATCATTATACTTATAATCTTTCATTCTTTCTCTAACTAAATCAGATTTACCATCGTCAATAGCTTTAAGCATACTCTCAAATACTTTAACAGTCATTGTTTTTAGTTGTTTTGTTTTAGGCGTGATAGTGCTTGCACCATCTTGCTTATCAATAGCCATCTTAACTTCATCAGCGGAAGCAACAGAAGAGTCAATACCTATACCAAAGTTTCCTAAACATCTACCCCATGAAGAAGTTTCACAGTTTTCTACGTAGCTAGTCTTATTAATATAGCTTGATGATTGCACTTCATGTGCGTGTCCTGATGCAACCACCCTACCATCAGGTGATACAATCTCTGATTTAACAACACACATACTTGAGTCTATATGTGTAATTTCTGAGGTAAGTGAATAGTCTTTAAAGTTAGCACGAAAGTATTTTAATCTTTCGTTAACTTCAACGTACTGCTTACCTTTAATGTTTATTGTTTTTAGTTTGTTCATATTATTTAGTTTTAATTAAGTTTTATTTTAGTAATATATGTTGGCGATAAGTTGGTACTGCAAATAGATTACCTTATCATTAAGTGTGTATAACCTCGTCAGGCAATAATTATTTTCACTCTAGAGATTAACACCCTCGCTAGTCATAATTATTTTTACACCATTACACACCCTCATATATTGTGCAATATAGTAAATTATTTTCATTTACACAACAATTTACCTATTTTTTTTTCATTTTTAGTTTATCCCAGTTGTCTAAGACTTTGCTTAAGAATGAACATTTTTCATAGTCTTCTCTCTTTTCGTAGTAGTATAAAAGATACTCTACTATCTCTAAAAAACTTTGCTCATCATCCTTAGCTTCTTCTGGTAATTTGTTTTTATTTTCTTTTATATAGTCATATAACATCTGTTCTTCAGTTATCACTTTCATTTTCTTCTTGCCTGCCGATAATCTCTCTAATACAAGTAAGAACATCGTTTTCCTTAAATCTTTCAATATAGTCTCTAATCTCTTTGCCATCTAATTTATTTATTTTTTGCTCTACAACCTCAATTAAGTTTTGTCTTACCGTTTCTTCCCTAGAGCCTAAGCTCTTTACATTCCTTAACTGTTCTATTATATCACTGTTTATACTCTGTTTAAAAACTCTTATTAATTTTTGCTCACTCACATAATCTGAGCATGGGACACCTGTGTTTTTATGTAGCCTTGCGTCTCCATATAGATGTCTTAATTTTGCTGTCAATAATTCTATTCGTTCCATTTTATTTTAGTTTTTTTAAAAATTCTATTATTAATTTAAATAACTCAGTTATTATAGATGTAATAGCCATTAATATCACTAATATAAGCATAATAAATAAAGTTCCACAGACTAACGCACCTATAAATTCAGCTATTTTGTAAAATATATAACTCATAGTACAAATTATTATTATTCAGTATCTCCGTCTGCGTATGAACACGCTTCAATATCTACATTCATGTAGTTATTATTTACATACTCCCCATAAGTTCTATACCATCTTAATTCCTCTTGCATCATACCTACACGCTTTTTTCTCTTTTCTCTCTCTTCACCTCCAAGAACAAGATACCCTTCGTCTTCCAATAATTTTGTTGCTTCATCTATTTTTTTCTGTTGCTCTCGGTAATGTCCGAATGTTGAATTACTTATTGCGTGTGTTGTAAATTCTTTTTCATTTTCTTTTTCATTTTTCATAATTGTATTGTTTTTAATTGTTATTATTCGTTTAGCATTTCTAATTGTTCAGATAATAAAGTTGTAATCATTCTTTGAGTGTCCCAAGCCTTTGTCCTTGACATTTTGACCATACTTAATAATCTTCTTGCATCTGATTTATCTAAGTTTAATTTAATTTTTTTCATAATGTTTTGTTTTTAATTAGTTATTATTATTTATTACTCTTCTTCCAATTCTTCCCAGTGATTAACAGTCTCAAACTCTTGGTCAGTATCGATTTCTTCTAGAACATTAATCGCTTCCTGTAGTTTTTGTATCATTTCTTCGACCATATAACCTAAGTCTGTGTCTCTTTTACAGTTTTTAATTTCATAAGTAAACTCATTGAGTTCTCCAATAAAATCCACTGCTTCTTGTAGTTCTGGGACACAGTCCCAACCGTCTTCCATTGTTTTTATTTTCATAGTTTTTAGTTTTTAATTGTTATTATTTTAGTTTTTAATTGTTATTACCTTTCTATATGTTTAAGTCCCATTTCTTCTGCGTGGTATCTTATTTCTTCTATTATCTGATTAGCGGTTCCATCATTATCCATAGCAAGCTCCAGTATTTCCAGAGCTTGTTCATCTGTACACTCATATATCCATTGCACATCTTCAATATGATACAGGGTGTTAATATAATATCCCGCTTTTTGTAATGTATCTTTTGCTTTTGCAATTTCGTTTTCCATAGTTTTATTGTTTTTAATTAGTTATTAATCTTTTCCAAATGTTTCGTGTGCGTATCCATTCCAACAGTCTGTTGAACAAAATCCATCGTGTGGTAGCGATTGCATCTCATCTCCACAGTGTTTGCATTCAAATACTACCGTACAATGTTCTATACACTTTGAGCAAATGTCGGTATTCTCCCAAACAGTTGCAGTACAACAATCACTTCTCATAATATACCTCCTATTTTTAATGTTATATACAATCCTGCTATGAAGCTGATTGCAAAAACTGTTATTATTATTATCTCCATAATTATTAATCGTTGTTTTTGCGAGTTATAAATTCCTGTTCATCAGCCCAATCATCTATTAATTCAACTTCTGTTATACACACTTCATCAACCCAATCATCTACCTGTTTCTCATTAAGATTGTGGTAATTTTCTAATATATGTACAGGTACTTCATCTCTCTCATCAAATATCTCTTGTAGTGTTATACTACATTCTCCCTCATCTCTTAACTCATTTACAAATCTTCTACCCCAATACTCTACATCATCACTATCTGAAAATAACCAGTCTGCAAATCTTTTTTTTGTTAATTTATATTTCTTCATAATTTTATTTATTTAATGTTTTCTAATTCGTATAATTCAATAACTAATTCTTCAAATTCTGACAAATCTTCTACCGAGCCATTGTAATTATATTGTTCCCATATTTCGTCCATTCTATCTTTTATTTCAGTCCATCTAACTCTATTCATAATTTTATTTTTTTTAATTATACACTCTAATTTGAATTGCTAAAAATTCCTCATTTTCCCCAGCCAATCCCAACCTTTCATTGTATGGTTGCTCACCATCTTCAAGTCTTTCTTTATTGACTTCTCTAATATACTTCTTCCAACTCTCTTTAGTGAACACTCCCTCAAATTCTCTATCCCCATCTATGTATACATATTGTACCAAGTAATAAGTTTCTTTTTCCATAATTTCTTCTTCTAAATCTCTTGCGTTAAGTCGCCACTTTTCTGTATATCCCATAATTTTATTTATTTAATTCGTTATTACTATACACACCTAACAGATTATTAGTTAATGCTTCATACTCATCATACACTTCATTATAATAATCTTGTGCTTCATCTGATAAACTCATTCCATGTTCATCCTCTATCCACGTTTCAGCACCATAATTCATCTCTGTTATTTGTGTTGCTAATTCACTTATGTACTCCATAAATCTGGAGTTATCTATATATATTTCACTCATAGTTTTATTTATTTAATTATCGACCATATTCTTTTGACCTCATTATTCCTGTTATAATTTCTTCCTCCAGTTCAATGATACATTTAGCTAGAATTTGTATTCTTTCCAATGCTCTTATTTCATTCTCACTTAACTCATCTATTTCTCCGTTTTCGATTGCACCTACACAATCATCTAAATCAATTTCAGTATTATGAAATCTGCAGTAGCTCATATTTCCCATAGTTATATATTTTTAGTTAGTTATTGTTTAAATTCTATTCTTGTTCTAATGTTTTCATCATCATCATTCATTTTATATTCTTCATATAATACTTCAACATCTAATACTTCTAATAGTTTCTCTGCTGTTTTCAGTACAGCTAAGTCCCATATTCTATTATACTCTAATGGTTGTGAGTTTAAAAAGTCGTGAAATTCTCTATCGCTTTGTACCCAATCCATATCTTCAATCTCATCATTTTTACATTCAGTATAGAATGTGTCAAGATATACTCTACTATCCTGAACGTGTGATTTAAGTAATCGTATTACTTTTTCTAATTTTCTCTTGTTCATAATTAAAATTCTTTTAATTGGTTAATGTTATTTTTATTTGCTTCTATATTCTGTTGTAGTTCATCTATTGTTCTACCCATTTGTTTAATTGTACTTCGATATACATCTATTTGTTGTTCGTACATACCAATCATAACTAAGTTTATATTCTTCATTACGGTATCACTTGGTTGGTTATTTATTTTTGTTTTCATAGTTTTTAGTTTTTAATTATTATTATTTTTCATTTTGTGTGGGTGCGTATATATTTATACCTAGTTTATTAGCTTCACGCCTAAATAAAAATTGTTCCCACGTTATCTTTTTATCTATTAGTAATTCTACTATATGTTCTGTTTCAGTATTTAGTTTCTCCATAATTTTATTTTTTAAATTCTTTTATACATTCTTTACAACATTGTCTGCTTTCTGCATTTTCGTTTGTAGGTATAAACTTTGCCCTACATATACTACATTTTTTTACCATAATTTTATTTTTTAATTTAATGACTTGTATTAAAAGGGCAAGTCCTCATTGTTATTTAATTCCTTTTTAATTCTGTTCATTTTATTGTTCAGTTCTTCTATCATGTTAACAAACTCATCATCATAACAGGTTTCGTTTATATTATCGTAATCATTTTTCAAATGTTCCTGTATATACAAAACCTCATCTATATTTAATTTATTTTCTTCTTCCATAATTTTATTTATTATATATTTTTATAATTTCTTTTATAACTTTATCTACATTATCATCATTAACTTCTACATCATAAGCCATTAAATAATCAGATATTTGCTCAAAAAATGTGTCAGTAAATTTGTCTGCTATCTTGTATGCTAATTGTTTTTCCATAATTTTATTTTTTTTTAACCTGTTATTATTATTTTTTTATATTTACCTATTGACTTTGTCATTTTTTTCTTATACCTTTACTCATCAATTCACAATATCTATTACGATATTTTCTTTTCAATAAATTCTTTATTAAAAATAAAACACACACAAGCGAAGCGATATTGTTCTAGATTGATTATATATAACACCTTATGTCATAGGATACCTATATCTTCTAGTTTCTCTCGATTAAAATCTCCATTAGCTAATAGGTATTCGTTATCAATTAGTGATGTTGCAGTTCTTCCATAATGTCCCTGTAAACTCCAAGCCATACCATTTTTAATAAGATGTTTGAATAAGTGTAGTGTATCAATATCGTTTAATGTTCCATTTTCATAATCTATTATAAAATCTATTCTGTTTTTTTCTGTTATCATAGTTAGTTAGTTTTAAGTTTATTTTAGTTAGTTTTAAGTTTATTAATATGTCTTGTCCAATAAGATATAAAACTTTCTATTGCTTCAATATCTTTATGGTAATCAAAACCGTTGTTTATATATTGACAGCATAAAGTGTTCACTTTTTCTGTATGTTTTTCTAATTGTTGTAAATCTTCTTCTAAGAAATTTACTAGTCGTTGTTGTTCTTTAGTCATAGTGTAGTGTTTTTAATTCGTGATAGTGAGCAAATCAATTTTGTTGTCTAATAACCACCTATAATACTCTATTTGTTTTTCTTTGTCGTTTACCCGCACCAATTCGCCATTAGTATTTATTGTAGGTTTTTTGCTCCATAGTGCGTGTTTAGTCCCGTACTTATCAATCCAAGATACTGATGTTTTATAGTATATTAGTTCTTTGCACCAATCATTAAAGCATAGGGTGTTAGAGTTAGTTATTCTTTTCTTAAAAATTCTTTTTAGTATATTCATAGTTATAGTTTTTTAGTTAGTTATTCTTCTTCTTCATCTTCTTCTTCATCTCCATCAAGTATTTCTTTTTCGCTGAAGAACATATCAATCTTTTCTTGCCATTCCTCAACGTAATTAGTTATATCATCTCTTTCTAAATTTCCGCTCATTATTTCTTCCTCTATAAATTCAAGACAATTATATTCACAATGATATAAATCATCGGGGTCAATATCTCTTGCGTTATCTAATTCGTGTAGCCACCATACTTCATAGCCATCACGTGTGTATATTATATCTATTACCATAATTTATTTATTTAATTTAATTGTTCTCGAATAATCGCAATAACTTTTATTAGAATTACAATTACTGCATATATTATCGTATTTACTTTTTACATATTCTTTACATATATATATATTATTTTCCATAATTTATTTATTTAATTTATCTAATACTAATTTAACGTCATCAAACTTTAATGCTATATTAGTTAGTTCAATGCTATAATGTTCATCATAACTCTCTAATATATTGATAGATATTTGTAAGTCATGTATCAATCTATCTTTTGTACTCATATTGTCAAGTAGTTCTTCGTATTGTTCTCTAATTGTTCTCATAGTTATAGTTATTTAGTTATTTCTATTACTGTTAAGGTCATTACTACACCACAAGTAATCATCATTATGTATAGTATAAATTCAAGTATTAACCAAAACTTATTTATTAGTAAATCAATTAGTAAGTATGTACCACCTATCATAAAAGTTATTATTATTAAGTTAATTAGTACGTATAATAGTACTTCTTTTGTGTTTGTTATTATTGTTTCTTTCATAGTTATTGTTTTTAATTAGTTATTATTTAATTCTTTAATTAATTCAATGCACTCTCTCTCAAGTTTATAATCTTCTAAATTTTCTATAAGTTTTTCTATTTGTATTATAGTTAATTTTTCTAACCCCTTTATTATTGGTTTTTCCATAGTTATTTAATTAAAGTTAATCCGTATTCATTAGCTACATAGTTGATATGTTTTTGTGTAGTCATTGACCAATATCCAAGCTGATGTAATTCACCTCCTTGTATTATTGCTACTCTTGTTCGGTAAGAATATATATCATTACCTACTTGTCTTAAGTTTTCTTTGTATCTGTTAAATGTTCTCATAGTTATTGTTATTTAGTTATTATCTTTTGGGCATATAGTGTTTTAATTGCACATCTTTTTTCTCAATTATTTCGTTTAGCTTTTCAATTTCTTTTTTCTTGTCATTTAATTGTGATATGTAGTGTTCATTCTTTTTATAAAACTCATCAACTAATATATCTTTTTGAACAAGTTCTGTATTTCTTTTTTTAGCTATGATTTCTACTTCTTGTTTGCTATCTAAAAGTCTGTCTACTTCTTTTCTTAATTTTTCTACCTCCACCATTCTTTTTTCACTTACCTCTTTATAACTTGCTACCTGTCTTTCTAATTTTCGTAAATGATTAATCATATTTACTAAACAATAGTAGCTATCGTGTGATGTTGGTGTTTTATTGTCTTTAATGTTGCTTAAAATTTCTTCAATTGTTTCCATAGTTATGTAGTTTATTAGTTATTATTTATTTTTCCCCTCTTTTAATTAGTTCATCGTTTGCAATAGTATTTAATATACTCCAATCATCATCTGAAACGTCTTTATTATAAAATTTTAATACCTCTGTTTCTGTTGCTTCTGCAAATTGTTTTAATTGTCCGTAAGTATAATTGCCGTTTTTTGCTTTATATGGATTATTCGTGTTCATAATTTGTATTGTTTATTAGTTATTAATTTAGATATTCTTTTCTTGCTTGGTCTATAATTGTTTTTAGATAGTATTGATGTTCGTTCATTTCATATGCGATAATATCTCTTACTATCTGCATCATTTCTCTACTACCTACAAACGTATTTTTTTCAATATCTTGTATAAACTGTTGTTCTCCATTCCATTCTCTTTGTGTTGTTGGGTTCATAGTTGTATAATTTTTAGTTATTATATTCTTGGTAAAAAGTGTTCATCTTTCCTCATTAGTCCACCAATATCGTGCATAATTGTACTCCTAATATGTAATTCATCTTCTTCACAATCTTTTGCAAAGTCAATCATTCTTTTAGTCCATTTAGGGTTATCACATATTACATCTAAAATGTTTAATCTATAATTGCTAGAGTTCCAATATGGGTCAACATAATCTTCCATTACAATCATAGCTTTTTCCAATAGTTCTGTTTTAATTTCTCTGTACATAGTCATAGTTTTTAGTTAAAAAATTCCTCTATCTCACTACTCATATCTTGGTAGTGTTCTCTATTACGTTCTGACATTAGTAATGAAGCTAAATCTTCAGAGTTTAAATTGTCAAGTGTATATCCGTACTCACTTGCTATACTTAAGCTTTCACTTAATGAGTTGTCATATTCTGATAATATATCCATAGCTTTTGCGTAGTATATTACTTCTACATCAAGTAAGCATTCATCTTGTATATAACATTCAAGGTCATCTGCATCTTCAAACTCTTTGAGTGTATCGGTGTCAATATCTATCTCAAATTCTTCCATTAAAAAATCTTGTAATTCTGTTGCTGTTTTTTCTTTCATAGTATTATATTTAAAATTAGTATTATCAATGTTAGTGGCAGTATCCATTTAATATCTTTCTCTACCTCTTTACATTCTTCTTCCCATTCTTGTAATTCTTTATCATTCATATATTATTATTATTAAAAGTTATCTCTCGAAGCATTACTCATTCTCATTTGTTCCGTATCTGCTATACCCCATTTTCTTCCTTTGTAAACAATCCTGCAATAATTCATAGTATCCTCACAATCCCAATCCATTTGTTCTCCATTTGGTAGTAAAACCGCTTCCCAAGTTTGTTGATAATCGTTATCTGAAAAAGTTATCCAAGCTTTGTTGTCTTTCACTAGATGTGTGTCTATTGTTTCTCTTAGTGGTAATAGTATTTTTATCATAGTTTTATAATTTTATTTATTAGTAAATCTTTTTATATAATCTGTATTCTGCTGGAAATTCTGATTGTGCTGAATTATCAATGTGTGATGTGTAATCTTTGTAAAATTCTATAAGTTCAGATTTAACGGTGTCTTGTGAATACCATTTATCTTTCTCATCACATTCTATTAATCTTTCTAGTGCTTTCATTATAGATTTAAAATCTCCGCTTGTTTTTAGTATTCTGTTAATTAAATCGGTTGTTGATTTAGAAAATTTCATAGTAATATAAATTGGTTAGTGCCGTTGTGCATAACGAGTGCAGTAAATTCTATTAATAAATTTCAACGGCATGTGATAGTGTTCCATATTTTTTTACTCCTTATTTCTATCAAGTAAAGGAGTTAAACCGTTATTATTCCCTAAAGAGTGCCAATCTTATTTTCGGGTTTCCCCCTATACAAAATCGTATTTGGTTTATAGGTGGAATATATAGTTTTGCCTTATCGATTTAAAAACTATTAAAAATTACAATCGTGTTCGCTTCCTTCTCGGTTGCTTATTAGGTGTCAATCTGTCTTTCTGTGTGTTGGCTCGGTATTTATTCTATCAATTATTTTTTTCGCCTATCTGATGAATGAGTATATTAAATACTCCACTTGTAAACCGCTTTGTGTAGTTCGTTTTTCTTATCCGTTGTACATCTACAATCACTATAAGTTTTTCCGCTAGGGGTGGCTAGTCAAGTGCTACCTTAGAAAGTCAATATGTTTTGTTCGTTTCCCTAAAGGTACGAATTATAAACGACATAAAAAAATTTTTCACTTATTATCTACACATCAAGCTGAATTATATCTGTTAACAGTTCTGTGTCTCGGTGTCTTTCTGTTAAGTTATAACGGCTAAAAATACTGTTTGCGTAATCATATCATTTACAGTTCACCCCGTTTCCGTTTGTGTCTAATATGTGCAAGGTTCTTTTTATCTGTTGCCTTTGCTTATTGTGTCAATATGTTCTTACTTCTTTAATCGCTTAACTTCACCAAAGATACAAATAATAATCGGAATAAAAAAATCTTTCACTTATTATTTTTTGTACCTCTGTTAATTGGTTTATATTCTTGGACGTTTTTTCTTTCCGTCTTTTCTGTATTCTCTCTTTAATCTGATTTCGTTAGATATAGCTTTCCATTTTTTATC